CTTCAAACTCAGAATTATGAACCCACGATCCATTCCATTCTTGAACCATTTCATTATATGGAAATGCAGCACCCGATCTCATTGAGATCATTAATGCTCTAGAACCTTTGGAATAAACAGCCATTAGATATTAGGGTAATAAGTTTTAGGGGTTATGTATGTACTAGATGGAGATCCATCTTCAGATAAAGCCCTTGCTAAATCATCTTCGTAAAACAATTTTAATTCTTGTGTTCTCTCTGGTGCAAACTTTTGAGATAATAAATAAGTTAAACCAGAAACCATACATGGAACAAATCTATAAGGGGCATCAACTGCATTACTAAATGCTCCCACATCTTGAATTCTTTTAACATAATATATACTTAATTTACTTGTAGCCGCCGCAGCACTTGCACTAGGTAACGGATAAAGTGTAACTGTAACTCTATCTATAAATCTTTGTACCCAAAACTGAGAAGGGGTTCCAACTGCAGCTTTGTTAGCTGTACCTGAATATGCGGATCTGTCTACTTTAGTTAATCCAACATCTGATTGAGAAGTAGTATTATAATTTTGTCTATAAGTAACATTTAAAAGATCTGTAATACCATAGATATTTGCTGTAGGTAAAGTTGTTGCTTGAGGTGAAGCAGCTGCTGCTGCGGCACTATCAACTGAGTTTCTGTAAAAAGTATATGTTCCAGCACCTTCGTCAGTTGCATCGACATTAGTAGTAGACCCTTGAGTTAATGTAACATTTGTATTACCAATTTCCCAAAAGTGTAAACCTCTATTACCCCATTCTTGAAATAAAATATTTAAAGATCTTCTAGCTGTTTTTAATTGATGTCCAGAAGTACCAACTAAACCGATACGTTCATAGGCATCTGAAATAATTTCATCAATAGAAAAGTCTTGATCAAATTGATAAGCACTTGAAGTTGTATTAGACATTTAATACTCCTTTAAAATGTTCCTATAATATAAAAGAAATCACAGTTAGTTACATCTGCATACATTCCAGTATCAGCATAAATACCGGCACCTGGTAAATTAAATTCAATAGTTTCATTGGCTGCTGATCCAAATTTACCGTGGTAAATTAATTTAGCTGCTGTTTTTGCATCTCCAATTTCATTATATATTTTTATTTCAGCATCTGCTGCTGAAGCTTGTGCATAGATACTCATAATATTACATTTAGTAATATTGGCTGCTGAGCCAGCAACAAGGGATTGAATTTGTCCATCTGCTGCTAGTATTATTGATTGTTTAACTTTTGATGTTATTCCCATAATTTTCTCCTTAAATTTTGTAGAGGCCCCGAAGGGCCCCTTAATTATTTATTATGCTTCTTTTGCCCACGTACCTTGAACGTCTACAACTGTCCAAAAAACAGTTGAGTTCAAAGATGCAAGAGTAACAAAGTCACCTACTTTAGATGTAGCTTTTGTATTAATAAGGTCTTTATCGTCTACTAAAGATCCAGCATACAAAATACCATCAGCTGCGGCAGGACTAATTGTAAAAGTATTAACGCCATCTTGTGCAGTATTAACGAAGGTTACTACTCTTCCGACTGAGATTGCAGGTAAAGTAAAAACAACACCATCAGTTTTTGATGTAAGTGTTTTTCCTGAATCACCGTTTGCTACAGTATAGCTAGATTCTTTTTTTTCAATATTAAATCCAGTTAAACCTGCTTCATTGATTTTCCCTTGAAGTACGGGTCCTCTAAATAGAGTTGTTGCCATGATATATTCTCCTAGTTATTATGAATACTGTCTCTAGGCCGTCCACTATAATAGGTCAGCATTCAATTAATTTATTATATAGTAAGTAAGTAGTATACTAGATTTGAGTAGAGTGCAAGAAATCCCACAGTAAAAATGCGATTTACGCAATGTAGCTTTTGTCTAAGTAGCTACAGAAACTTGTGGAGCAGCGCCTTCTACGCTATTCTTTAAGTGAGCTAATCTTGCTTCTTCAAGCTTGATATCTGTGATGACTTTTTTGACTTTGTCGTCAATTCTAACCATCTCAAGAGTATACCTGTTATTATCCAGATGCTCCTGTTCCCACTTCAACTCCAAGGACCTTTTTGCTTTGTATAGGTCTTGTATCATCGATAACCTCTTCATAAGTTATTCTATTTAATCCCGGATGATAACTTGATCCGAGATTTTCCCAAACTATACCTCTTTCTCCAACTTTGTCAAGTATAGCTTTTTCAACACTTTCAGCCGTATCAAACTCATGTTCAATATTAAATTTTGCATGGTGGTTGTAGGCCCAGATGTTGATGAGAGTTTTTTTCATAAGTTTTTCTTTCTACTGTTTAAATGTGGCGAAACTATGTCCCGCCACAAAATTATTTACTGATTATGCACCACTACAACCGAAGATACCTCTATAGTCAGAAACGCCAAACGCGTATCTTTCTCTAGCTTTGTATCTAACGTTTCCAGTGTCGAAGTCTCCTTCCATTGACGTAGTCAACGGAGTTCTTGAGAACATCTTCATACCATTTGGAACGTCTGTAATTAAGAACCAAGAATCAGAATCAGTTAGGAAGTTGTTCACTCTATAACCTTGAGGAACCATTCCCATTGAGTTGATTGCATTGATATCATTATCAGCAGTTTGAGTTCTACCTTGAGACTTCATAAGTCTTTCAGCGTTGAACTGGTTAGCTGATGGAATGATCATCTTAACCGCTTTAGCAGCTATTCTTAAACCTCTTTCATCAGTGAAAGCAGCTACGTCGATTAGCGCTTGCTCTAATGAAGTTTCGTTTAAGTCAGCTTGAGTAGCAAAAGTGTTAGCTACATCCGTACCTGAAACTGTAGTATGCGCTGTATTAAACAGTGATACTTGGTCTCCAGATGTAAATGTACCAAAACCATTATTTAATGGTGCTGCACCTTTTACTTCTTTAGCGTTGGACATAGATCTTGCTAGTGCTTTTGTGTATCTAGAAGAAAGTCTATCATAAAGGTTATCCTCTATTGCTTCTTCAGTGATAGCGAAAGCTAGCGCAATCGTTTCCATTGTGTATCTAGCAGTGTAAGTTTCTTGTGCTTCATCGTAATTAACACCTGAACCTTCTGCTTTGACTTCTGCGTTTGCAAAACCAGATAACATTACTTCCTCTTCGAAAGCTCTGTCAGATGATTCTGTTGTATAAATCTCAGCGTGCTGATTTTCATATCTTTTGTATTCCAAGCCAAATAGTGCATTTAGACCTGGCTCTAACTCTTTAACGAGTTGTGCTCTTGATATTGCCATGTTTTTATTCTCCTATTTGTTGATTAACTTGGTGTTACAAATTCGCAAAGGTTTTGTACTACTATTACTTTTGCATAAGCCGCTGTAATGTCTTCATTCTCAGGGTCTTCTGCTACTCGTATTAGTCTCCATTGCTTAGTTGTTGCTGCTGTAGTTCCGATATCTAATGTTTGAGATGATCTTCCCGTAACTGTACTTCCTGCAACAGCATTACTGTCGTAAGTTTCCATAAATCCAGCCTGTGCTACTGCAGCGTCAGTTGCAATTTCATAGTTCTGGAAAGGGTTATCATTTACAAACGCATCAATATCGCCACTGCCATCAGTAGCTGTGCTTGCTATATAAACGTTACTCCACGTTGGCTTCTGTGTGTTAGCCGCAGTGTAGAAACATCCGTTGAATACGCCAATAGTTTTACTACTAGCTGTACCAACTGTCACATAACCAGCTGCAGTTTGAACCTGCGTGCCGAGATATATGTTAGTCGCGTTGCCATTATCGATTTTATACTTTGACTGTCCTGATACTGCAGGCGCATTGCCTAAAGTACTAACAGGTGTAAAACCCATTCCGGCTACATTTCTATTTGCCATGTTTTTTTCTCCTTAGTGAACCTGCCACGTTAGTGGCCTCCAGTTCGGTTAATGTTATTCGTTGGAGAAAGAAATAGAATTTTATTTCTTGCTGCCACCGAAGCTTTTGCTAGAACGCTCGACGCTCATCGGCATTCTTCTATCTTGATCCCTAAGTAAGTCGTTGTTTACTGCTTCGTCCTGAGCTTGAGTTTGTCGTGTCTCATACTCTTGACGTTGCTGCGCAAGTTCTTCGGGTATCCTTGCCAAGACAAGGCCTCCTACTCCAATTACTCCAGCGTATTTTCCGTCTTGTACTATTGGAAAGTCAGAATCTTCATACTCTTCAGCTCTCACTAATTCGTATCCAGCTCTTAATCTACCATGTAAATTTTTGGTATCTTGAAAGCCCATTGATTCTACTCTTATCCATCTGTGTACAAAGCCATCTGGCGCTGTAGGTGCATCGAGTGATGAAGGTGGCTTATACTCTTTAGGTCGTTCAGTTTTGTCCCTAGTATTAGCCGCACGAGAAGTTTTATTTATTGTTTCTTTTGTCATATGCTTATGCTCCTTCCGTGAGTTTTAATTGTTTTGCATATTCTTCGAGTGGCACTCCTAATTTTTTAGCTATTGCTACCTGTGAAGAAGTGAGTCTCACAGTTTTGCGACCAGGTTTTGTGCTTCTGTTAGCCGAAGCTACCGACTGAACGGCCCTGTTCGTTTGCTTTATATCATTATTACCAAATTTATGCCCAAAGTCAACTCTAATTCTTTTGTCAACCTCTTCATAATATTCGTTACTCGCTGGATCATAACCCTCTTTATCCACTAAATCCTTGTGAATCTCAAAGGCAGTAAAAGTCATAGCTCTATCTGTTCCGAACCATTCATTTTTTGCTGCCCAATCTTCCGCCATAGGATCAGCTTGTGGTAATGATCTTGGAGTTTGTTTTGGTAATTGTCCACCGTCAGATAGTTGTACAGGTTTTTCCTGCTCAACTGGTCTTGTTGCTTTACGTTGCTCTGCTTTAGCATTTTCAAAGGCTAAAGAAGCAATTCTTTTATTTGCTTCAACTTGTAACGCCGCATCCCCATTCTCAATAGCCAGTGCAAGATCTTTTTGCGCTGAATCGAGTCCAGTTTTTAGGTTAGTTTCAAATTTAGTTTGGTAATCGGAATCAATCTTATCAAATCTAGATTTATCCTCTTTTCTTTTTGCTTCTATAGCGCCGGCGTATTGAAGTGCAGCTTGCTCTCGTCTTTCAGCTTCTCTCATCTTACGAGTCAATTTAGCAATTCTAGATTGTACACCTGTACTATAATCTTCTAGTTTCTTGTCTTCCTTTGTTTCCTGTATTACTTCTGTTTCTGTTCCGTGGTCCGTGTTTTCTGGAGCAGTATCAATTACCGCTTCCTCTTTTACTTCTTCAATAGCTACATCGACCTCTGGCCCTGATGTATCTAAATCAACCGAAATTTGTCCCGGTGATTGTTTTTGTTCTTCTGGCATAGTGTCTCCTTCCAACTATGTTAAAATTTGTGCAGGATATCTGTTGGATCCTGTACGGTTGCGAGTATCTCATCGTCGTTTAATAGACGAACTTCTCCACCTTCGATCTCGATTCGTGATCCTGAATAACGTGCAAAGACTACCCAATCTTTAACCTTGCACCACGGACCATGTGGAAATTTATCTTTATCTAAATAACAATCAGGTCCCATAGCAAGAACGCTTCCGCATTGCGATGCAACTTGTTGTCTATCGATAGTTTCTTGTCCCATTAAGATTCCGCCATTAGTTTTCTCTTTCATTCTGAAAGGGAGAACTAACATACGCCATCCTGTGGGCATAGGTAATTTTGTAGTTTCCGCTGTAACTTCTTTTACAGGCTCTTCTTTATATTTATCTAATAATGCTGATTTAGTTTTTGG